CCCTAATATATATCCTTGATAACTAATAGTCATTCTCTCTTTGGATATATTATCATACCTTTTTTGTAAATCACTTGACAGAGAAGACTTATAATGTTTTACAATTTTACTTTTATCTGTCATATTGTAAAAATAAATCATGCCAATTATAAAAACGGCTGAAATCATACACGAAATAGTACAAGCCATTATATATTCATAAACGAAAATATTATTACTGTAATCTAGATTTGAATTGTTTTTTACATCTATTACATTGTCTGAAAGATCCTCCATCATTTATCAAAGGAGAAGTTTCTTTTGATGAACAAAATATACATATAGGAGAGAAATGGGAATTTAATCCACCATTACTAATATATTGACTAAATGAGTTAAATTGATAAGCATCATTCAAAGGAGTTTGTTGAAAATTACTATTAGTAAAAGTATTAGAATTGCTCATAATAATATATAAAAGAAATTAATATTATTAAATAATCTTACTATAAATTATATGAATAAATACAATTTATATATTTATTTAATTATCGCTATTAAAATTGGTTTTATTTTAATGTCTTTATCTCATACATATATGAAAGTATCAGGTAAAATAGATTCTGATTTAGACAAAAAATTTGTTTATTGGAAAGAAAGATTTGAATTTGTTTTTGTTTTATTAATGGCGATTCTATTAATTTATTTATTTAATCCAAGAAGAAAAGAAATGGTAATGATAGACGGAGAGACTAAGGTATTATTCTATTTGTTTGGTTTTGTTTTAATAATTACAGCTGATTGGAGCGTATTTTTTAGGGAAGCTAAATGGTTCAAATATCTTCAAGGTGACGTTGGAGAAGAAGGATCAAAATAATTATAATCTTTTTTCTCTCTATTTTCATCTAGCAACATAATTCCCATAGCAGCATAATTATGTAAATCAATCAAAGTATCTCTTAAACTTTCTGAGTCTACAAGAGCAACGCCTTTATTACTTACAGAAATAAGTCTTTGAATTTTGTCACCCATTCGAACAATAACGCCAACAGTACCATAGGTAGCAAAGGCGTCACCATAGTCGGTAAAGAGCCTCTTTTTGAACAGTATTCATCTGATTCATTCTAGTTTCTGACATTTATACTGTATAAAAACTATTATTTTTAAATATTTTTTTGTAATACTTAAAAATGTAACATGTGGCTCTACCTTTTAGATTTACATGCGACCTTTTAGATTTACATGCGATTTCTTTGAGCTAAATAACCAGCAGCAGATCTACCAACCATACCTACGTCGGTATGTGGTTTATAAATAAAAGTACCTTTACTAACATTATAACATAGCTTTCTTCCATCATACATTTTATTATATGGAAGAAATGTCGTGTCGAACATAGTTATAAAATTAGTAGCTTTATTTAATCTATTTGATGGATAAGAAGTTATTGATTGAGAGAACATTATAATATTACTATATAAAATTAATATTATAATTATTTATTTTCTTCCACAAGAACCGCAACCAGGCTTAACATTATGAATGCGACTAATAATTGAAGCATTTAAAGCTGTAGGCGCCCTTGGTGTACCAGCTCCTAAAGTGGGGGGAGCCATTATAGAACGAAGTTGAGCAGGCATTATATTGCCATTTGTAATAACCATATTTATTTTTGCGGGCATATTATAATTAATACAAATATTATAATTATTTTTGTTTCTAAATTTTTATAAAACAACATTGCTTAAAAGCGAATACTTAAAAGCGAATACTTAAAAGCGAATACTTAAAAGCGAATACTTAAAAGTGAATACTTAAAAGTGAATACTTAAAAGTGAATACTCTAACAAATGAATGATATATTGGAATGTATTTAGTTTTACATTATTTGCTCAATAAACCTGAATTTATATACTACATTCACAATTAAAATATGGTAGTAATTGGTCATAAGTATATCCTGATTGTATTACAGTTTCCTGTTCACCTGAAGAATTTATTAATTCAAATTGAACTGTATATGTGGAAGTAGAAATAGGAGGGCTATCTGAAATAGCTGTAATAGTTCCTTTTGAGTAAAATTGATTTGTTGAATATTTAGCATAAACAATATTTCCAACACTATAAACATAATAATTATTACTTGGTCCGGGTTGATAATTAGGATCACTATACGCATAAATATCTTGCTGGAAATAACTAGCAGGTGTTCCAATTGGGCAATCGCAACCACTAACAATATTTGTTTTAACAGTTTTACCTCCGTAAATAGGAAACGCTGGATTGAAAGGAATAGTAGCACCAAATGTGTCAGGAATTTTACCACGTCTTAAAGGACCCTTACCCTTTAAGCGATTTAAATATCTGTCATATGAATTATGTTTAATATCACACCCTTTGCCGCCAGGAGTTTGACTTCCAGGCTTACTGGATGTAACGGATGTATGACGTCTATTCATTGATGTATTGTAACCAGTTGGAACAGTAGCTCTTTGAACACTAGGAACAGGTCTGTCACTCATTTGATTCCAACATACACCATACAATCCAACATTAGGGTCAGAAATAGGTTTTTTATAAGCAGATAATGGTGCTAAATTTGCTGTGTAGAGAGAAGCTTGAACACGAACAGTATTTTGTATTAATTTAAGTTTCTGATATTGGTCAGCAGGTGTATTTCCATTTAAATTAGTTCCACAATCTCTACATCTATAATAATATGGAGGCAATCCTAATATTTTATTTAGATGATTAAATACTAATGATGTTTTACCAATAATTATACCCATTATATATATTAAAAGGTATTATATTATTTTAATTAAAATTGATATTAAATAAATGAAAAATATGAATAAACATATTATCAAATATGAATAAACTAACTAATATTCCTAACAAAATAAAACAACCAGCTCAATGTTGTATACATTGTGGCAAAAGTTATGTTAAAAGAACTAATTTGAACAACCATGTAATTATTTGTGAGCTACTACATAACAGAAGAAATACATCATTGGTTATTGAAGATGAAGAAGAACCACTTCCATCTCAAAGAAAAATGTTTCATATGTTGATTGAATTGGGTAAAAAATATAATAAATTAGAAGAAAAAGTAGAAGAATTAAACAAATGGGTTATTAAAAAGAAAAAGAAAATAAATATTCTGGAATGGTTAAATGATAATAATAAACCGAATATACTATTTGATTCTATAATTGATAAAATAACTGTAAATGAAGATGATATAAAATATCTCTTTGAAAATTCATTTAATAATGTTTTAAATGAGATATTTTTAAGAACAATTTATAATTTTAATGAAGATGAGAATCCTATGTTTGCTTTTGTTCAAAAAGCAAATGTATTTTATGTTTATGAATTAATTAACGATAATAAAATGTGGATTGAGTTATCTAAAGAGAAGCTAATTAAGTTTTTGAATAAAGTTCACACCAAAATTTTAAAAGCATTTTGCGAGTTTAAACAAGAACGAATACACGAAATTAGAGCAAGTGACAATTATTCTATAAAATGTGATAAGACAATGATAAAAATAATGAGTGTTGAATTTAATCAAGAAACAATTTTATCGAAGGTTAGAAGTATGATGTTTGCGAACATGAAAACAGATATGAAGGCTGTAGTTGAATTTGAATTTGAATTTTAAATAATATTTCTATTTGATAAATTTATTTTTTTAAATTTTTACCATTATTTTTTATCTTTATTTTTATTTTTTTCAATAAGTGCTTCTTTCAGTCTAATATATCTTTGGTTATAAACATCTTTAGTTTTATTCCCTTTTAATTCTTTGCGCGTTTTAGGCTCTTTGTAATCCATTTTTAATAATAATTATAATAATATATATTTTATAATTATTTTACTCAATTTTATTTATTCGTTTTTCATAAATTTTGTTTAATGTTATATTATTCTCATTACAATAATTTAATAGATAATTTATATCATATTTTTTTATTCATTTAAACAGCGATATAGCTAGGTTCTGCCGCTATTCCACATACACCAATATCGTTGGTAGATGATGACTTTTGGATACGAACATAACCTTGTTCCCCCCAACTTTCCCCCCAAGAATTACGGACTTTCCAATAGTCAATACCATTTTCAGTGCCGTAACCAACAATTTCTACTGCATGGTCAAGACTGGTACCACACTTAAGATCATCAGTTAATATACCGCTTGAGTATGATTGGAAATACTTTGTGTCTGCTTCAATTGCGATAACAACAGGTTGTTGAGAAACAGCCGCTTTTAATGATACTTGATCATTAGGTTTAACATCATAACAAGTGGAAAATGAAACCCCTACTGAATCACATTTCTGACAAGCACCGGCAGTTTTAGTTACTCCAGAAGTATAAGGATAAGAAGTCTCAGAACATTGACCATTGTTAATCATGTATTTTAGTGCTGAATCAGGTTGTCCACCATTACAACCCATATTAAAATAACCAACACCAGTTGCGCAATCAACTAAAAATTCTTCAGATAAATCCATAAGTTGTCCCTTAGAAATAGCCCATACACTTTCAGCATTAGCAGTAGTAGCGAAAGCCCAGCAAGAACCACATTGTCCTTGGTCTCTTATAGGGTTTACAACACCCTTTTTCGTCCAATCAATAGAATCAGGAGCATCAGAAGCAGGACTAGAAAAAGATTCACACCCAAACGATTGAAGTGGTTTATATCCACCAACAAATTGAGTCTTAAATTCATCAGGAGTTAAATCGGTAAATTGATTAATACCCATAGTGAAATTTTGATTATGGTCTAAGTTATGAATAAGAATATTACGAAGATTGGTTCGGAAAACTTGAAAACGAGCCATTACTTCTTCTATGGTCTCATATTTTCTATTGAATCTGTATTGGAAATTATAAAATTGTTTCCACTCGTCATTTTCATTTAGATGTGAACTCTCAGAGGAGTAAACACTTAACATAGAAGTAAATAACAAAAATAATTTAAACATTCTATATACTTAGATATATATAAAAGTTTTTAATACGATTTAAATTAATATATATATTCATTAAATCTATATTCATTAAATCTATATTCATTAAATCTATATGCATTAAATCTATATTCATTAAATCTATATTCATTAAATCTATATTCAT